CTGGGCTATGCTCTCTTTGACTGCCTCCCATATCCAATTAAAGAAACCTTTAATTATTTTCATTATATCCTCCTAGTCATGGCTGCTGCCACAATATTTCCTGCAATAATTACAGGGACAATTACTTCTTGTGCTTTCTCTCTTTGGTCATCTGTCATATCAGATCCCCAATTTGAAATATCAAGTAGTTCTTCAAAATTAATATCTGAAATAGCGCCTAATGGATCCGATAAGAATGCTTCTGTAGCAATTTCAGTAGTTGCATCTGCTAATGTATATGGCATAGGTGCGCTAGCATTCTCTTTAATTCTATCACCAAATTCTTCAAGGGCTTTTGCAATTGATGGTTCTGATGCTGCTAATGCTGCAACCTTTGCTAATTCTTCTGTTTTAATTCCAAGACCTTCTGCAACCGCCGCTTTTTGTTCTGGAGTTAATTTAGTTAATGTATCCTTGCTTGTTAAATCTGCAATTAGGTTTGCCGTTTCTTCTGTGATAGTATTAGCCTGTGATGGTTCTTCAGAAGGTTCAACAGGAGTTGGCTCTGGTTCAGGAGTTGGCTCTGGATCTATATCCGATGGCAGAGGTGAAGGCTCTGGTGAAGGCTCAACAGTGGGCTCTGGTTCAGGAGTTGGATCTGGCGTCGGTTCATCTGTGGTTTCGGAATCTGGAGTTGGAGTGGGATCGTCTGGTTCAGTTTGCTCAGGCGATGGCTCAGGCGTAGGTTCTGGAGTTGGTTCTACTGTAGGTTCTGGCGTTGGCTGTGGTTGATTTGCCATAGCGGCAGCAATAGCTGCTTGAATTCTTTGTTGTTCTTCAAATTGCCAAGTTTCATTATATAGTTCCCATGCATCATCTATTGCATTATTTAAATCAATGATAGATTGATCATAGGTTGATTGTGTATTATTTTTAGCAGTTAAAGCATTTGCTGTATTTGTTACTGCAGTATTATACGAATTAGTCTTAGTTGTTAGTGTTTGATTATATGTGGTTAATGTAGAGTTTGCTGTATTGTATGTAGCAAGCTTGTTATTGTAATCTGTCTGTGCCGCCGCCTGTGCAGTTACTGCGGCATTGTATGCATCAATTTGTGATTGTGTTGCACCTACGCCATAAGAAAATGTATTTAAATTACAACTAAATCCTACACCCCAGCCTCCAGTATAATCACATCCTGCTCCAGTCCAGCCTCCAGGAATTGCCCATCCAAGATGATAATAGCCTGGGCCTCCTCCGTTATACCACCATATTTCTACATCTAATGTTTTGTCCTGACTAACATTATAAATTGGAGAATACTCACTCCAGGAAGATCCTTTTTCTACCCATTCATCAATTGCAAGCTGTCCGTCTACATACATTCTAAATCCATCATCTGTATATCCAGCAAAATATGTGGTGGTCCAATGAGAAGGAACCGTAATCTTTCCAGTAAATTTAACTATAAAGTTTTCATAATAACCGCATACTGGTGGCTGCATTGAATTTGAATTCCATACTCCAGTACATATAACTGAATCTGCTATTGCTACACCGTTCCATCCTCTTGCAAGATGATAGACGGTATATTGTAGTCCCTGATTGCCAGCAGATTGAACAGTAGATTGAGTTGTTTGTAGATTTATGTTTGCTATATCTAATAAATCTTGAGCATCGTTTTTATCTTCTAGGGCTGTAGCAACTGTTACCGTTTGCCCATCTACTGCTGATTGAGCTGTATTCTTTTCAGATAACGCTGTTGCTTCTGCTTCTACCGCCGTATCATACGCAGCATATGCAGTATCTCTAGCCTGTTTTGCGGCTACTGCATCATCGTATTTATCTTCTGCTATATCTATAAGGGCTTGAGTTTCAGCTTCTTCATTTAGATTTACTACTTTTTGATTAAGCTCTTGTATTTCTTGGGCGGCTAAACTTAGTGGATCATCGCTATAAGCAGGTGTAAGAAACAGCCAACCAAAGCCTAAAATGGCGGCTAATGACAATCTCCATACTTTAGTCCTAGTCAACTATAACTCCTTGTTATAAATCTTATAACAAGTTAATTATATCATTGGACTACTTAGCGTTATCTGTTTTGTAAAAGCCAGAACCCTTAAACTGAATTCCAAATGTACCAAACTGCTTAATCATTGCAGCACCACACTTGTCACAAAGCTCAACCATTGCTGCATCATTAATAGACTTGTTAACTTCTTTGACGTGTTCACAAAGTACACACTTGTAGTCATACACTGGCATTTTTTCTCCTAAAATTTAATGAGCAGTTTAAACACATGCTCAGGTGTATCCCAAGGCGTAACTATTAGCCCGTGTCCACGAATGGCGGACAATGATATTATACCTTATTTAATTTTGATTGTCTTTGGCTTCTTGTCTTCAGGTACAATCTTTTCAACTGTAACTGATAACAAGCCATTTTTCAATTCAGCACCAGTGACTTCCATATATTCACCAAGCGCAAATGTGCGGGTAAATTTACGGGCAGCAATTCCTTTATGAACTGCTTCACCAGTTTCCTCACCAGATACTTCACCCTTAATTACTAGGGTTCCGTTATCTACTGTTACATCTACATCCTTCTTGTCAAATCCCGCCAAAGCAAGATCGACACGGAAGATATCATCTTCTACCTTTACAATATTGTAAGGTGGGTATGACTGATGTGATGCTGTTGTGTGTACTGAATTTAGGCGATCAACCATTGAGTTGAAGCCAATAAAAAAGGGATCCTTGAAAAGGTCCCATGTATATGTTGTTACCATTTTATTCCTCCTATTAAGCGAATAAGTTAATTTATGTGGGCCCCGTATGGCGACCCACATCTATTATATCAAATATTTATTTACTAGTAAATTTTCTTTTTCTTGTCCTGCATTTTTTTAGCATCTTCTTCGGACGCATACAGAGCCCTCATTTGGGCCATAGCACGAGATTTACTTGGATGACATCCAACCAATTCTCCGCCCTCTTTTACAACTGCAAAGCCTTTACATCCTGCAGCTCCCTGCTCAACTTTCCAAGGCATATTTTCTCCTAGTCATTTGGTATATCTGGGAAATCCATTTCGATTAATCCCATTTGTTTTGCCAATCTTTGTCCTTCTGGACTTAAATGTAAAGTCGCTTCAAGATTTTCATCGTATTCGACTTCCATTAAACCTTCTTCATATAATTTTAAAAGAGATTCATCTACGTGACGTGTATGGGCTTCCCAAAGTTCTGGAGCTATATCCTTAGCAATTTCATGAATAGCAAATACAATTTCGCCATTCTCATCTACGCCTTCGATTGTTACCGCACCTATTTCTAGGTAATGTTCGAGCTTCATGTCGTCTTCTCTTTCCTCGTCCATACTATTATTATACTCCTAGCCGTGCAACAGGTAGGACTTGAACCTACGATAGCCGAATTATGAGTTCGGGGCCTTAACCAACTTGGCTACTGTTGCCAATTGGTTTATTGTATCGTTCCGTCTTCATTTTTGTCAATGGTAGTTTCCACTAACTGCTGTACATAATCAGAGAAATGTTTTCTTATATTACCAGGGGGTCTGGATCCAATAGTTTTCCACAGTCTCTTATATTCTATTACGTTTGCAAATGTAGTAGGGCAAAGCACATAACCAGCATACTCTTTTAATGTAGTAGGCAGAGGTACATGTTTTCCACAGCATTTACATTCTTTAGCTTTATCTTGATATATACTCATACTATTTCCATTCCGTCTAAAACATCTTTAAGATAGTCAGGCATTCTAGGGGCACGAATTAAATTGTCCCTAACTACATCTGTATCTTCCCTATCCCACTTCATAGGATCATAGGTATGTATTTCTATTTCAGAGTTATTCTCTGGCTTAGTTCTACTAATAGCGTTATAAATAGATCCACATACAGCATCCGCCAAGTCTTTTGAACCTTTTCTTGGGTGGTCTACTTTATCACGCATAATCTTTAACTGAAGCAATTCATCAATCAAAAGCGGGATGTGTGGTCCAGATAATCTTTCTTCAAGTACTATCATTGCCATGTCATCATAATGTTTTTTAGCTACCGATAAAGTCTCTGTATTAATTCCATATGCCTTTAATTGCTGCATCATATCGTGAGAGTTCCATCGGTCAAATGTACAGACACGAATTTTAAATCCAGCAGATCTTAGTCCGAGAATGTAATCTTTTACTTCTGTAAAGTCTACAGACTTATCTGCAGTTGGCGTCCAATATCTAACTGCATCAACTTCTACAATTGGGGCTGGCTGAGAATAAGTATCAGTTACTTTTATGTTGACCCATTTCTGTACATGTGCCATAGCAACAGCACAATGGTCATGCTTTTGTGCTAGGTCTACGTGCAAGAAATATTCTTTATCTGGGTCTGGGGCAAACCAGGTTTCAAGCCTACCAAATGAATCTACAGCTAAAGCCATGTTGCTAAATGATTTTTCTATCTTCTCACGAGACTTAAAGAATGCGTCAACTGCTTCTGGTGGCATACATGCAAATCGACTAAGCGCATCTGGCATGTTTTTATAAAATTCAATTTTAAAATCTTCAATCTTTTTTGTAGGATTTACTTCCCATGTAGGTCGTTTAAGAGCATACACTTTAGGAATCTTATATGAGATTATGTGATCTTCTTCCCAATCTACTGTTATCTCATTTCCTTCTGTGCCGTCTGGTAAATCTTCGTCCATTTTCATGGTCTTACTTCTTATAATAGTTTCTTTTTCAGCCACCACTGAGTCATAAAACTTTTGGATAGGATCATTTTTAAAGCGTGGGAATGACAACAAAATTATCTTTCCGTAGTCTGGAAAACGAGAAATCACAGATCCACGATACATATCATATATAGCATCAGCAGTCTTAGCCTGATCATGACCTGTTGTATTTTCTGTGGCAAAACCTGAGATCTCGTCAAGGATTACGGCGATAACGTTATAACCTTCGAATGCTTCTCGTTCTGAGTGACCAGAATATACGTTTACATTTTTATCAAATCTTATTTCGGAAGCTTTAGGATCATACTTTCCTATAAACCACGGAGACCTATCTATACGTGTTTTAAGTCCTTTAAAAAAAACATTGTTGGCTTGCTGTGCGTTAACAGCAATATTGATAATATCAATTGTATCTCCAGGTGGCTTACCGTAATATGTAGCAGGATCTTTTAAACACAATAATAGATATACCATATAAGAAACTGATATTGTAGATGTATAATCTTTTCCAGAACCCTTACCTAGTTGTGCAATAATTTCAGTACAAGTTTGTTTAAATCTACGAGTTCC